CAGGCCCTGAGGGTCCTACAGGTGCTACAGGCTCTACAGGTCCTCAAGGCCTTATTGGTGATACAGGTCTCACAGGTGCTACAGGTCCAACAGGTCCTACAGGTGCTACAGGCTCTACAGGTCCTCAAGGCGATCAGGGTGCCACAGGTGATACCGGCCCTCAAGGTCCTCAAGGTGATCAGGGTATTCAAGGTCCTCAAGGTACGACAGGCTCTAAAGGGGCCACAGGTGATCAAGGTCCTAGAGGCATCCAAGGCGTTGAAGGTTCGCAGGGCCCGTTGGGTCCAGAAGGTCCAACAGGTCCAGAGGGCCCAGAAGGTCCAGTAGGCGGTCAGGGTGATGTAGGCCCTACAGGTCCCGAAGGCCCCACAGGTGTAATGGGTTCTACCCCGTTAGGTTTAGCTTTTGGCACGTTTTCCATCAATTCAGATGGGGAGCTTCAGATAGAATATTATGGAGATGCTAACGACAACGATTTCTCAATCGACGCCGATGGCTTTCTCTATGTAACAACGGTGTAAAATATATGGCTCAGATAAATATTGGTCGTGTGCGAATGGGTTGGAAGGGAACTTGGGTTTCCTCTACTGCTTATGTCGCGCAGGATGCTGTTTACTATAACGGCGAAACATTTGTTGCTAAAATCAACGTCCCCGTTGGTACAGTAACAACTAACACAACCTACTGGCAGCAAGTTGCTCAGAAGGGTACAAATGGTACCAATGGTGCTGATGGTTCTACCGGACCACAGGGTTCTGTAGGTCTTCAAGGGCCTACGGGTCCAGAAGGTCCAGAAGGTCCTCAAGGTGATACAGGTCCTACGGGTCCTACAGGTCCTGACGGTCCTCAAGGTTTGACAGGTCCTGCAGGCGATACAGGTTCCACAGGTTCCACAGGCCCTCAAGGCTCTACAGGTCCTACAGGCGATACAGGCCCAACAGGTCCTCAAGGCGATGACGGTCCTACAGGTCCTACAGGCCCTCAAGGCCCTACAGGTACTACTGGTGATACAGGCCCGACAGGTCCTCAAGGCGAAGATGGTCCTGCAGGTCCTACAGGTCCTCAAGGTCCTGAAGGTCCAGACGGTCCTACAGGTCCAACAGGTCCTCAAGGCAATGATGGTCCTATAGGTCCTACAGGTCCTCAAGGTGGTACTGGTCTTACAGGTGCCACAGGTCCAACAGGTCCTCAAGGCGATGATGGTCCTACAGGTCCTACAGGTCCTCAAGGTGGTATTGGTCTTACAGGTGATACAGGACCTCAAGGTCCTCAAGGCGATGATGGTCCTACAGGTCCTACAGGTCCTCAAGGTGGTATTGGTCTTACAGGTGCCACAGGACCTCAAGGTCCTCAAGGTGACACGGGTGCCATAGGTTCTACAGGTCCTCAAGGTGCCACAGGTCCGACAGGTCCCACAGGGCCCACGGGCGGGACAGGGGACACAGGCTCTACAGGTCCTACAGGCCCAGACGGTCCTACAGGTCCTACAGGTCCTCAAGGCGAAGATGGTCCTACAGGTCCTACAGGCTCTACAGGAGCTACAGGCTCCACAGGTCCTCAAGGTCCTGAAGGTCCAGACGGTCCTGCAGGTCCAACAGGTGCCACAGGCCCGTCGGGTCCTAAAGGTGATAAAGGGGACACAGGCTCTACAGGTTCTCAAGGTGCCACAGGCCCACAAGGTCCTACAGGTCCTGAGGGTGATGCAGGACCTGCGGGTTCAACAGGTTCTCAAGGGCCCACGGGGCCTCAAGGACCTGAAGGTGATCAGGGTGCTACAGGTTCTACAGGTGCTACAGGTCCAGCAGGCGGTGTAGGCCCTGCGGGTTCTCAAGGTCCTCAAGGTATCACCGGAGCGCAAGGCTCTACAGGTGCCACAGGCCCACAAGGTCCTACAGGTCCTACAGGTGCTACATGGGCGGTGAACAACTCGTGGCGCGTTACGCCTGACGGCGACGAACGGTTCTACTTTGCTACAGACAGTCATACCTATATCAAGTCAGCTAGTGATGTTTACATCAGGGCTGGTGGCGACACTACACGCTTTACCGTGGCTTCTAATGGTAACTGCACAGCCACAGGAAACCTTACAGCGTATTCTGACGAACGATTAAAGACAGATATTGAGACAATAAATGACGCTCTCGGTAAAGTCGAAGCACTTCGGGGCGTAACCTTTGTGAAAGACGGAACGAACAACATAGGTGTTATCGCTCAGGAAGTTCAAGAAGTAATACCAGAGGTCGTCATTCAGAATGATGAATATCTTTCGGTTGCTTACGGTAACCTTGTTGGTCTCCTTATTGAGGCCGTTAAGGACCTTTCTCAACAGGTAAAGGAAATAAAGAATGGCAGTTAAATCAAGTGGTTCACTTGCTATGACTGATATTGTTAATGAGTTTGGGGGGTCCGCCCCTCATTCTCTTAACGAATATTACGGAGTAGCGTCAGGGGTGCCAACCTCAGGAACTATTGCTTTTGATGATTTTTATGGTGCCTCAGCAGTAATATCATTAGCTTATCCCTCTGGTAATCACCAAAAGGTAAACCTAGAATCTTGGGTTACAAGTTTGGGACATAGTGTCCCTAACAATTTTGCAATCACAATTCTCTACGACACTACGTTTTGGTCCAACGACATAGGTGTTCCCGCGTTAACAACAGGCAATTTAGGCAACCTTATTCTTTATAATAACGGTATCATTATGGGTAAGGGCGGAGATGCTGTTCAATATAACATTCCAGACGGATTTAGAAAGGAAACAGGAAGCAATTGGGGTTTTACTAAAACAGCGGCTGGATGGCGCTCAAACATAGTAACACCCGCACAAAACGGCGGGCCTGCTCTATCAGTTAATTGTACAGCAACAATAAACAACTCAGGCTACATTGCAGGTGGAGGAGCCGGAGGTGTTACTGCAATAAGTGGGGCAGGTGATGTTTTTAACCCAGGTGGTCAGTATGAATTTTGGGACGCCACCCTAGCGCCTATCGATGTGTACGGACAGTTCAATAGTTCAACACCCATGAACGATAACTTATTTGGGAATTTCTGTAATTACGACTCAGCCACTAGGACATTTCTAAATAACGGTTTTAGTCCGGGTGCTACCATTAAAGTTCCACCCATATATGGATGGGGTAAAGGAGGAGGAGCTGGCGGCGGACGTGGCGGACGCTCTATTTTAGCAGAGCATAGAATTATTGGGGAAGATATCCCGTACTCTGCAACCCCGTTGCCCCCTGCAATTACGGGCATAAACCAGACGGGAACGCAAGCGTTTAGACAACTGGGATCTGACAGCGTTTACTTAGTAAACGATGCAGGCAATGCTGCAACTAATGCAGCTACGCCTTCCGACGGAGGGGGCGCAGGCAGTGCTGTCCATTGGAGTTCTCAAACTAGCCTTGGCGGCGGGGAAAATTATTAAATGGAGAAATTATAATGTGTGGTGGAGGCGGGCAAAATACTTTTGTTGTCAAATATCAACGAGGATATTCAGGAGCCAGCGGTGGTACAGTAATTCCTACAAGGGTCTACGACACCAGCGACGGTGCTTTTGTAAGCACAGGAACAGGAACTTATCAACAGAGAGGAAAAGCACCAACAATAAACAACCAAGGTACCAATGGTTATGGGCAGCGTTCACTAGTCATGACGTATTCAGAGTTTACAAACCATATTAACCAACAAAACCTTAATGAAAACGCTCTTGGTAATAATAACTACCTTTTCACTTATGAGTTTGGTAACGGAAAACTTGGAGGCCCTGCGGTTGTAACTAATGGAAACTCAGTAACGATCAACAACACTACAAATGTATGGGGGTCAGTTTCCTAATGCGAATATCCTTACAGCTACTTAAAGACCACGGCTTATCAGGAGATGCCTTAACGATTATCTCTACTTGGTTTGAAGAACAAGAAGCTGATGTTTTAGATTATGATGAAACACTTGAGACTCTTATAAATTCTGAATATTTAGTTACGAGCAAGTTAGAAGAACTAGGTTCAAGCGAAACCCACTCTTATTACGTTGCATGGTTTCAGGGTCTTGTAAACTTTCCAAGTGTTTTAACATATTTTAATGACCATTCTTTAGAACGTGCTTGGCGTTTAGACTCTGATCGTGAGTTTACTAATTACGATGAGCTAGTTAAAGAAGCTACCCTTCTTAAATCATCAAAGGTCAAAGCTGCTAAAACTATTAGTAATATTTCTGGTGTAGTTGATAACCCAGATGGTACAAAAACATTTAAAGGTTTTAGTTTTGAAGAAGTAGAGACAATTGACCCCGAGGCCTTCGACGCTTTTGAGTGGTTCAATCAACAAACAGGGACACAAATGCGATCCCTTTCGCCTACTCTAGCCGTAATGGCGTTAAGCGTGCACTACAAAGAGTATGAGATTGAGTTGCAAATGACGCCTAGCGTGGATCAAAAAATCAAAAACGGAGACTACGAAGCATGGATCCCAACACCCTTAGAAGTACCTTTTATCGAATAGTAGCTACAGACACTCCTGTTTATAGTATGGATCATAAGTATGTTGTACGCGGCGCGGATGTGGGAGATGTCACACGTGAGGAGCCCCCAGAGGGAGATGTTCCTTACTTTAATCCACCAGAAAACGATCTATGGTTTAAATGTACAGAGACGGTAATAGACTACAATGACTAACCCTGATCTAGAAAACCGTATAAGTAAAATCGAATGGACTATCGGACGCCAAAACGACAACATTAAAGAGCTTTTTGATACTTCAGAAGAACTAAGGACTACTCTCAGTGGTATCCATCAAACCTTAGTACAGATCAAATGGTTTGCTATAGGGGTCTCTTGTCTATTCATGGCCGATCAATTCGGATTAACAACAGTCATCAAATTACTAGGATAATAAATGTTAGCAGGTCTTATGACTATCCTGCCAAACATTGTAGCAATCATCGACAAAACATTACCTGACAAGGCGCAAGCAGAATTAGCTAAACAGCGCATTGAGTTTGAAATCTTATCAGCAGTTAATGAAGTCAATAAATCACAAGCAGAAACCAATAAAGTGGAAGCCTCTCACCGATCCTTATGGGTCGCTGGGTGGCGTCCCGCTATTGGATGGGTAGCAGCTTTAGGCGTCTTTTGGGCGTTTATCGGTCAGCCTGTTTCTGAGTGGTGCGCTACTTTGTACGGCATTCCAATCTCATCCTTTCCACAGTTTCCAATGGAACAAGTTCTAGAGCTAGTCCTAGCGATGCTTGGTCTATCGGGCCTGCGTACTTGGGAGAAAATGAAAGGCGTTTCTAAATGAGCCGCGACTACAAAAAGGAATACCGCGAATACCACGCAAAACCAGAGCAAAAGAAACGACGCGCTGGGCGTAACGCGGCACGTAAGTACGCAACTAAAAAAGGCTTGGTTCGCAAAGGAGACGGTAAAGAGGTGGACCACAAAAACCACAACGCTACCGACAACAGACCAAGCAACCTTAAGATTATGACCGCAAGTGCGAACAGATCAAAACAACCGAAGAGGTCGTAAAATGAGCGGTAAAGCTTCTTTCGATTTATTGGAGGCCCTGCATGCAGCAGTGGCTACCGATCTACTCGACAAAATTAAATCAGGACAGGCAACAGGTGCTGAAATAAGTGCAGCCATCAAGTTCCTAAAAGACAACGGTGTCGAGTCCATTCCAACAGGTGACAACAGTATGGGCCGTCTTTTCGAGGCTCTACCTTTTGACGACGCAGATATTCAAAAGGCATTCAAACAATGAAAAAAATAGTAAAGTTTTGGCAGGATTATAGTTACCACCGTCGCGCCAACTGGGCGAGTGATAAACTACGCATGCACAGTAACCATGAGCTTAAAGATATCGGTATAACACGAAACGATATTCAACGAATGGCTCACGATAAGTGTCCTTGGTGTATTCGATGGGAAAAATAATATACCAAAAATATATCTTATTTACTCATAGGTTTCGAGAGGCTTGGTTAGCCTGCTTACTCTGTATGGTGCAGGGCGACTTAACCGTCATAAGTGTGAATCATGCTGTTACAGCCGCCAAGACAGGTACTATTGCTGGCCTTTCTTTCATGGCCTTGAGCTTTTCTAAGAAACTCGAAGGCAACATAATTTTATCAACATGGACTATCGGTATCCTGACAGCAGGCGCTGATTTCCTGATACACCCCACCCATTTTGGACCTGAACTAGCGGAAGCTTTGTGCACAGGGGCAGGCGCTGCCGCCCTAGGGTTCTGCATGATGAAGTGGCAAGACAAAAAATAAAGGTAATCTACTTTGAACCCAGAAATTCCAAAGCAACTTCACGACTTTAGGAATTTTCTATACCTTGTTTGGAAACACCTGAACCTACCCGAACCAACTCCGGTTCAATACGACATGGCCGAGTACCTTCAAGGTGGTCCTAGACGTATGGTGGTTCAGGCCTTTCGAGGTGTAGGAAAGTCATACATCACATGTGCTTATGTAGTGCATCAATTACTACTAAACCCCGACATGAAATTCATGGTTATCTCAGCTTCTAAATCGAGAGCCGATGACTTCAGTACCTTCACACAGCGTTTGATCGTTGAGCTACCTTTCACCCAACACTTAATTGCAAAAGACGAGCAGCGGTGGTCCAAGATCGCCTTTGACGTTGCACCTGCAAAAGCCTCAGGGTCTCCTTCAGTTAAGTCTGTCGGTATTACAGGACAGCTTACAGGGTCTCGCGCAGATATTATCATTGCAGACGACATTGAGGTTCCTAACAACTCAGCAACACAGATGATGCGTGAAAAGCTTGGGGAAAGCGTTAAAGAGTTCGATGCTGTTCTTAAACCCGACGGACGTGTCATTTACCTAGGTACACCTCAGTGTGAAATGTCGCTCTATGAGGAGCTAAGAAATCGTGGGTACAACCTACGCATTTGGCCTGCAAGATACCCGACGGTAGCCCAAAGAGACAAATACAATGACCGCCTTGCTCCTATGGTTGCTGATGCTCTTGACGCCAACAAAGTAGAAGCAGGTACTCCTATGGACCCTCTACGCTTTGACGAAGAAGACCTTACAGAACGTGAGTTGTCCTATGGTCGCTCAGGCTTCGCCTTACAGTTCATGTTAGACACATCACTAAGCGATGCTGACAAGTATCCTCTCAAAGTGAGTGACTTGATTGTCATGGGAGTAGACAACGACAAAGCACCAGAGAAAGCCGTCTGGGGTAAGCAAGTAGAGGTCAATGATCTGCCTAACCTAGCCTTAGCCGGAGACCGCTATTACGGCCCCGTACAGACCCTTGGGGACTGGCTGGAGTATAGTGGCAGCGTAATGGCCATTGACCCCTCTGGTAGGGGCTCAGATGAGACAGCATACGCCATCGTAAAGATGCAGAACGGTATCCTATACGTTGCAGACGCAGGGGGTATCTCTGGAGGCTATTCAAAGGACACTTTAGAGCACCTTGTGTCTCTCGCTAAGACGTATAAAGTTAATTACGTGACCATCGAGAGCAACTTCGGTGATGGCATGTTTACTGAACTGATTAAACCATACTTCAACAAGTCATATCCTTGTACTTTAGAAGAGGTTCGTCACAGTAAACAAAAGGAACTAAGGATCATTGATACCTTAGAGCCTATTATGAACCAACACAGGCTAGTCATAGACCCTAAGGTCATTGAAAAAGACTGGAAGAGTGTACAACACTACCCACCTGAGAAAGCTTCTCGCTATACCCTAATACACCAGATGACACGTATGAGCCGTGAACGAGGCGCTGTAGCACATGATGACCGTTTAGACGCTCTGTCGATGGCTGTAGCATATTGGGTCGATCAGATGGCCGCAGATGCCGACAGGCAAATGCTAGACCGCCAACAAGACATCTTTATGCGAGAACTAGACAACTTTAAAAACAATTCTCTGTTCCTCAAGGGTCCCAAAGAAGACCAAACAACCACTTGGATGTAGGGGGTGCCTAATAAATGACGGTATCGGAAGAAGTCTCCCCCCAGGCCCCTTTACATACCTAAGGTAAGCATTGGAATCCAGTAGTTCCTAGGGGGATACAACACAAGACATACTTAATATCATTAGTGTAAGTACTTATTTAAGAGAGCCTCAGGGTCTTAAGGGACCTTGGGGCAATTTACTCCCAAAAATCCGAAAGGGTTATTAAGGGAAGGGCTGGCGCTGGTTACCCCATAGGGGGCCGCGGGTAGCCTGTGGATCAATTACAAGGGGGTGGTAGGGGTGTATCGCAACCTTTAGGCCACCATTTAGGCCACCAAGGGGACCTTAAGCCCTTTAAAACATGGTCTATCGGGAGACTTTAAGTCGCCTATTGATCCATCAAGGCCTATAGGTTCCGACAACACAGCCCTAACCTTTTATTCTCTATTATATAGTACACGTGCGAATGTGTGATTGATCTGTGGTTTTCATTTGGGAACCTTTAGAGCCCGCGGGGTTGGCTATTTGTTTACAGTGTAAACTCTATCTATTTTTTTTGTGCTCTTTTGGATTTAGTTGTTGCACTAGTGTGAATACCTGCTATTGATTGTGCATCGGGTTCACCACAACCCTTCACCTTATGATCTCGGAAAGGATCACACGTCATGAAAACTTTTATTCAATTTAGCCTTGCTACCCTATCACTAGCAACGACAAGTCTGGCCATCTTTATGTTGGGCACCTTAGGGCTGCAGTTTGACACTGTTGCCGTCGGTGTTGCCGCCTTAGTTGGTTGGGCAATGCTAGTTATTAACGCCGTTGAAGTTTGAGGGGGATTGATCAGATGACTATTCAAAACATTCAAAAGACTATTAAAGCATTCGTTAAAGCTGAAAGCGCTAAAAGTGCTGCAATCCTTGAGGCCCTACAAGGTCACATGTCGGAAGATAAGGCATTCAAGGCCGATAGCCAAAAGGCCTTTAGCCATATGATTGACGTTATTAAATCCACAGCCAAGGATGCGTCGGAAGATAATTCCATCCCAGCTACTATTAAACAATATTGCACACATTTGGTTGGTGTTGCTAATGACGCAGATCACGGGATTGATTGGATCATCCGCCAAGGTACCTTTGGGGCCATTCGCAAAGCTTACACCAACATTCAAGAAATTAAGCGCGGCGATGAAAAGCCAAAGGGTGACGCAAAGCCAAAGACTGCAAATGCTGAAGCGGCAAAACTGGATCCTATCATTCAAGCGCTTGCAACCTTTAGAAACCAATTGAAAGCTAGGGGCGAAACAAAGGCCCTTCAGAATTTTGATTACATGTTGCAGACAACACTGCAGGATCACGCGACGGGCAATAAACCGACGCAGGAACCTACGGCACCCATCAAGGTTGCCAAGGTAAAAACCAAACCACAACAAGCGGCGATGATATAAGCTGATCACTGCCTTCAGCGGGTGGTCAAAAGGTTTACATTGTAAACGCCACCGCCTCCCAAACTACCTCCCCCAACTTGGATCGCCTTCGGGCGGTCCTTTTTTTGGGTTTTCGATCATTCAAATTGAATTTGAGAAAAGCCCTATCACTCCTATCATATTACCGCCTGAACGTCTTACCGCCTGAACCCATGCCCTTGGGTTCCCTTGGGCTGCGTAGGGTGGGTGTATGTATTACCCCAGAAAGATTACCCCATGCTTAAATCACAACCTTTAAATATAAATGGATGGTACGAAGGTGCGAACGGTGTTGAACTGTTTTATGTCCAAGGCGAGACGATCCGTAAAGCGGCCCGTGCTTTAGTTGAATTAACCGATGGCGACTGTATCGGCGTAGACCTTGAGGCCACAGGCGAAGACGGCGAGGACCTAACGCCAGATTTTGTACGCTTTTGTAGTGTTTGATTGACATATCTCACTAGTGCAAGTAGATTAAACACATCACCTAAATTCAAACCTACTGTAAGCGTTGTGGCCACCACATTCGCAGCGTTTACAGTGTAAACTCTAAGGACTATCGCAATGCCTAAGAAAACATATGAAAACAACCCATTCAACATTGTAGGTTGCTACTTCAGCGCCTCAACTGAGGAAAAAGTAGCGGGTCTTAATTGGTACCCGAATGCAAAAGCAATTGCCTCACGGATTGGCGATATTGTTAACATCCGCGACGAGATTGTGGAGGGTGTAATAGCCGCCCTATCACCTAATGTCCGCTGGGAGCGTAATTGTAAAGACGCTGAGACCCTGTTGACGGCTATGGTTTCTTCCCAATTTGACAGCACAGACTGGCGCGAGACTCGCTTAAGTGCTTACCCACTAAATCGTGAAAAAGCGTGTAAGATTATCTCGGTTACTACCTTTGTTGAGGGTCCTGATCTTATTAATAATGTCCGTAACATACTGAACGGCAACAAAACTAAGGCGTTCTTTCAGTGCATTAATGACCCTGCGAACCCAACGGCTGTTTGTGTTGATGGCCATGCCCGTAACATCTTTTACGGTTCCCGTGTTGCCCTTAAATCTAAATCAATGGGCGATAACGAGTATAATCACATTGCCAACGCCTACCGCGAGGCCGCTGATATTATTTCCAAAGCAGAGGAACGCAAAGTCCTTCCAATGGAGGTGCAGGCCGTGACGTGGACCCACTGGCGTGTACGACATGGCATTGCCTAAAGATACCGACGGCATGGGCTGGGAGCTACGGGACTTCCTATCAGATTTCCTTGGCCCAGCGCCTTCCAAAGATTACCCCGAAGACGAAACCAAGGCTCCTTTGCCTCACCGTGCGTGGAAACCTTCACACATTGGCGAAGAGCCACCCTTTTAACTTTCATTAGTTTAAGCTATGAAACAACCCTAGGAAAATTAACATGACAAATAAAACACAAGTGCAAACACTTCTGCACCACTTCAAGCAAACCTCAACAATTACCGTCCGGGAAGCGGTGGTTGAATACAGCATATCAAGTTTAACACGGCGCATCCGCGATCTACGCGAGTTGGGACATAAGATTGCCTCTACTCACAAAACTCACCCTGTCACTGGGCAGCGCTACGTCCGTTACGTCTACATAAACCAAGGTTAAGGGGGATTAAGCCCTCTTTACTATCTAAAATTTACTACTAGTTAATAACTTACAGGCTTACTGATGTTTATCAAAACCAAACGCATCGAACTATTCATATCAACCGACGAGTCCGCGTCCTTGCTTCCTACTATAGAGTATCATACTGGCAATAGTCGTGGATTCAGCATAACTTTTGGGAGACTTTGGCTTTGTGCCAGTGTAATAACTAAAGATGAGAAATCTAAATTTAGTCCTTGATCAGTTTAGGCATCATGACGACGGCATTCGTGTAACCACAGTACAAGTGTTTATGGCCATTGCCTATAACGAGAGTACCAACGCAGCTCCTCTGATTATTTCTGATATTGTGGATAAGCTGCACATCACTATGGCCTCAGCCTCACGCCATTGCAAAATGCTGTCCGATACAAGACGGCAAGGCGATGAAGGTATGGCCTTAATTACCATAACCAGAGACGTGGCCTATGGTAACCGAAAAGTTCTTCTTTTAACAAACAGAGGCAAGAAGTTGTTTCAAAACGTGAGTACGCTTCTTGAATAAATAATGACCGTATCAAAACGTGGATCAAAGTACCAAGCCTACATCTCTAGCAATGGTACAAGGGTTCGCAGGAGTTTTGATACCAAAGTTGATGCTTTGATTTGGGAAGAGCAAGCACGTGAAGCGCTTGTCTTGGGCAAAGACCTGCCCA